CCTTGGTGACTCGCCGTCATCTTTTCTTGGTTTTCTATTAAGAGTTTTATGTTATTATTTTGACTTTCTTGGGTTCTAGCATTACTTTCCTGGGTTCTAGCTTGACTTGTAATCAATAGCATGACCAATTCTTTCATATCATTTGCAAACTTATTTGTATCGCCATCTACCACAGTATTTTCCAAGACTGGAGGAGTAAAATCGCACCGTTTCTTATGCACGTATAAGCTTTGACGATAGTTATATCCCTTTCCACAATCACACACATATGCTTTGGCGTTTTTTTGCGATATATCGTCAACATTTGCGTCAACATTTGTAAACATTTTGTGTTTTGCAGTCAACAAATGTTTATTATAGTCATAATTGTTGCTCGTATGATAGTTGCATGTTTCACATGAATATTTATTTGCGACTTTTGCGACTTTTGCGTCAACCATTTGTAAATATAATATGTTTACAGATAAATCGCTTAAATCCTTTCCGCGCAAATATTTATAAAAAAGTGGATGCAGCCAATCGAATTTTCTCATTCCGCGAACCAAAGCATTATGCTCTCAATCCACTTTTCCAAGAAAACCGATTCTGAATGAAAGGTCGAATTGCCCAGTTTGGAACTTTTTGGATTATTATAAAAAGTTCCATTTTGAGAAAGTGCCAACTCTTTTATATTGATAGTTTTCTTGTGGGACTTCTTGAAAAGGGGATACATACTCATTTATTGATATCCCACTCATTTCCCGATAAGTGGGAAAGGCGCGTTTTTTTGTAGGAAAGTGTCCAAGACGCGCCCGAGGGGCGCTTAAAACCCTTGGATTCGCGTGTTTCACAGTGCACAGTATACCAATCTTGGACATATCATATAAGATAACCTATATGATATTATGTATTGCGATGAAAATATATATTGTTATTGTATTTTGTATTCCCCTACTTGAATAATCTCTTGATACAACCGGTTATATTCTTCAAAACTAATGTTCACGTCCGAGTTCAAGAATGCAGCATCTTGATGCAATTTATTATATTCTTGGACACTTCTGTTCACTTCTCTCACATCCGCGTTCCAGTCGCTCGGCTCGGCTACCGCTTCGGTTCGCTTCACAATTCCTGGTTTCATTTTGCGCAAATTTTCCATTTTTTCTAATATGGTTCCTTCGTAATAAATATCATTTTTGAAAATATCATGCAGTTGTTCGTTATCAATAATCAACTTATACAATTTATTTTTGTTTTCCAAATTAGAATATTGTATTTTGTTTTTAAGAGGATACAAAAGAGGCTTTAATGCGGGAAATGGATAATTCTCTATAATTAAATTCATTTTATAATCCAATTCATTCATTAAATAATGAATACATTCATCCCGCAAAGAATTGTTTATCTCATTGTTCGACTGATAATGCTTGTGATACCACAAAAGACTATAAGATAAATACAAATTGGATAAAATATCAGACATATTACCAGATATCATCTGCTTGGACTTAATTTTTCCACCCATCAATGCTATAAAATTCGCTAATATACTAAATTTAAGGGTCGCAATATCTAATCGTTGTTGTGCTGTATTATTCTTCGCAAATGGTAACGAAGTAATCGAAATCATTTTATAATAGTTTACAACAATACCCGAAACCAAATTATTCAAATTCGTTTTGAATTCAGCCAAATTGTTATCTTGAATGCTTTGAAAAATGGGAAATATATACGGATGACTTTTATTAAGCCCTTGGCCAAAAATAATAAGCCCACGTGTAAGTGTATTCGAGCCTTCCACCGTAATTCCAACCGGCGAAGAATTATAAAATTTCGTAAAAAAGTTATTGTCTCCAACACATATCGCACTACCGGCATAAATATCCATTCCATTGTTCATAATATTTCTCGCACGTTCGGTAGTTTGTTGCTTCATAATCGCAGTAATAACGGAAGGAGTCGAACCCGAATCCAAAATATGATTTGTAAAATTAACCGAAGTGTGAATAATCCAAGTATTCAAATACATATCCATGAATTTTTCTCTTACTGCTTCCATATTCCCAATATTCATATTGAATTGTTTGCGTATGTTGATATAATGCATGATAGAGTGGGTTATAAATTTAGATGAACCATTCGCGGTTGCAGGTAAACTCACTCCGCGGCCAACGGCAAGACATTCCATTAACATTTTCCACCCCTCTCCGATTTTATCTTCTCCGCCAATTATTTGACCGGGATCAATATATATAGTTCCCTTAATCGTCCCATTTGGGAACCCAGCATTGTTCGGATTATGATATGTAAGTTGTTGTAATCCAGGCTGATAACTTTCAATTAATGCGACTGAAATCCCGGTTTTTTTATTTTTTAATAATCCAGTGGGGTCTTCTATGTTGAATGCGATACCAATAAGATTTGAAACAGGTGCTAATGTAATATATCGTTTATTAAGTGTTATTTTGATTTTTATTTTTCCATCAACGCGTTCTACAATTCCCTTATCTATCTGGCCTACCGCATCACTACCATTATTTGGCCCAGTCAATCCAAAACAGGGTATCATAGTTCCATCCGCCAATTTGGGCAAAAAATATTCCTTTTGTGCTTGCGTTCCGTAATGCTGCAATAATTCTGCTGGGCCAAGCGAATTTGGAACCATTGTGGTAACCGCTAAAGATGGATTATATGACGAGATTTTGGATAGAATTCTCGACTGAGACGTAATAGATAGGCGATTACCATTATACTGCGTATCAATAATCATACTTAAAAATCCCTTTTCTCCTAATTGTTTTATTATTTTATGAATGTTTTTATTTGGATAAATATTTTCACTACCAACACTGCGTAATAAATCGTTTGTTTCAGTTTCCATATTTTTATCGGAACTCGTCGGAAATGGTTTATACAATTTATTGTAATCCACCTTTCCATTAAATAATTCTCTATCAATAGAAACACCACCTGATTTAAGAGCTATAATCTCAGTTTCGGAAATCTTGGGAATTATACTTTTAACGATGTTAAATGCTTTCCGATATGGCCAAGACATAATAATATATAACCATATTATTTCCACATTATTTTTTACATTTTTATATGCTGTAAAAAATAGTCATTTGAATGTGAGAGGACACATCACCTATATGCTATCTATTTTTATTCGGAGTCCTTCATTCTTTTCGTCTTTATGAGTATACCTTCTCTCTGAGGTTTCTGATCAAACACTGTGGTCGCGTTGTATGTCTGCCTAGACAACCTCTGTTTCATATCTCCGACCCGTTCTTTGAACTTATGTAGTGCATTCTCGTAGTCTTCATCATTGTCGAAATCGTCCTCGTCTGGCGGCGATCCGCACTCAGCAGCTAATATTTCCACGAACTTCATTTTCATGGGCAAGAAAGCTTTGTTCATCTCGTGTCCAAGATTCAAACCCGCCTTTTCAAAACCATCCATGTATTTTACAAACTCGGCTTCTCCTACAAACTGTCGTTGTTCATCCTTCTTTTTCTCCTTCACATACAAAACCCCGTTTTTGACGTCGGTGGTTTGAATGAATTTCTCTATCTGCGGCTTCTCCTCCATGCATTTCCAGAAAATGTCCATTACTCCAGCCGCAAAATTGGTCTGATCATCGGCAATCGCTCTGTAATTATTATTAAAGAACTCGGAACTGCGTTCCACAAACCGATCCGTGAAATCGTGGATAGACTCCGCATTCTTACACGTCTGTGTTAAATAGAAATTCAATGTGTTGTTGTTATTGTGGCTGTTCGTATGTGTGTCTCCGGACGCAGGTAAGGCCTTCATCACATTGATTAGCGTATCTTGGTGACTAGCCGTCATCTTTTCTTGGTTTTCTATTAAGAGTTTTATGTTATTATTTTGACTTGTAATCAATAACATGACCAATTCCTTCATATCGCTAGCGAATTTATTCATATCGCCATCTGCAGGTGGGTCTTGAAGAATATCATTGGGTTCTACAACACTATTTTCCAAGACTGGATGAGTAAAATTACATTTCTGTTTGTGATTATAAAGGCTTTGTCTATGGCTGTATGTCTTACCACATACGCAGTCAAACGTCTTCGGAACCTTTTTGGGAGTATTTGGTTCTAAATCGGCAGTATTTGTAATCATTTTGTGTTTTGCAGTCAATAAATGACGAGTAAATTGACTTAATCGGCTCGTAGTATAGTTGCATGCTTCACATGAATGTTCGTTGGAACTTTTGGAACCTTCGGAACTTATCATTTGTAAGTATTATGTAAGTATAAAATACTTACAGATAAAGTTCCTAAATCCTTTCCGCACAAATATTTGTAAAAAGTGGTTGCAGCCAATCGGATTTTCTCATTTCTCAAAACAAAGCATTATGCTCTCGATCAACTTTTCCAAGAAAACTGATTCTGGATGAAAGGTCGAGTTGTCCAGTTTGGAACTTTTTGGATTATTATAAAAAGTTCCATTTTGAGAAAGTAGCAACTCTTTTATATTGATAGTTTTCTTGTGGGATTTCTGAAAGGGGGATACATACTCATTTATCGATATCCCACTCATTTCCCGATAAGTGGGAATTGGTGTGTTTTCTGTAGGAAAGCGTCCAAGGCGCGCCCTTCGGGCGCTTGATACCCTCAAATCCACGAGTTTACAGTGCACAGTATACCAATCTTGGACATTCCTTCAAAGGATGTGTAGATACTAGAGTATATATCAATAATTTTTATTGTGTGAACGGGTTACAACGGAATAAAAATTCGACCAAATATTGTATAAAGAAATCGCCCCATATGTTACTAGAATGCTACGATTCAACCCTTTGAAACCCCTGAAAAACAGTAGGCTATTAACAAGAAGCCTGTTTAACTACAAAGATGCCTTTTTGTTAGAAAACCAGTTATCAGAAGACGAAAAGTCGATAAGAGATGTGGCGTGCAATTTTGCAAAAGCCCGGCTGTTGCCGAATGTAGTATCCTCTTTTAGACACGAAAGATTTGATAAAAATATAATGAAAGAATTGGGGAGAGTCGGGTTGCTCGGTCCGACCATAAATGGCTATGGCTGTGCAGGAGCCAATTACGTGTCGTATGGTTTAATTATGCGAGAAATCGAACGGGTGGATAGCGGCTATCGAAGTTGCGCAAGCGTTCAATCGTCATTGGTGATGTATCCGATATACAAGTTTGGATCACAAGAACAAAAGGACAAATATTTGCCGGAACTCGCCTTGGGAGAACAAATCGGCTGTTTTGGATTAACGGAACCCGACCACGGAAGCGACCCGTCTGGAATGAAAACAAATGCGNCTTTGAAAAANGGAGACTATGTGTTGAATGGGAGTAAAAATTGGATTACAAATTCTCCCATCGCAGACGTGTTCATTATTTGGGCGAAAGACCCGAACAATGATATCCGCGGGTTTATATTGGAAAAGGGAATGAAAGGGCTATCTTGTCC